ATACTGGTTCATTACTTAAGACAGGTTCTGTTGTTAATAATGTCCTAACCTTCACAAAGGGTGATGATTCAACCTTCGATTTAACAGTAGACACTGGAAGCTTTACTCCTACTGATACTGGTTCATTACTTAAGACAGGTTCTGTTGTTAATAATGTCCTAACCTTTACTAAAGGTGACAATACATCTTTCTCCCTAACAGTAAACACTGGAAGCCATTATATAGAAACTATTACCCAAACCACACATAGTCTTGTTTTATATAATGGTATAGGAGCAGTATCTTACCTTGAGGATGGAACAAATGATGTGGTTCAAACAAACTCTTTAACTGCTTCATTAGCTCCTGATTTCTGGGTAATAGCCCTTCCATCAGCAAATGAATACACAAGGATAAGAGATGGTGAGTTTGTTATACCTGGTATAGATACTTTTATGGCTAGTAGCAGAAACATATATCTTCAGGATGATGGGTCTATAACAGGGTCATCAGGAACTAGTACTATACCCATAGGGACATTATTAGGGGGTGGGGACAGAGTGTATTTTTATAATCCAATCAAATATATTTACTAATGGGATTCACAATAAATCTTAGTGGAGGAGGAGGTGCAACAAGTGGTATAAAGTACCAAGACTGGGCATACTTAGTAAATCGACCCTCTTATTTTGACGGTGACATAAGATGGCAAATTGATAGAGGCGATTTTGACCGACTACCTGAGCCACCAAACCCAACACACGAAGCGAGGCTTGCAGACCCTTCAAATCCTTACGTGCTTGCCGAGAATAACGAGTTCGGCAATACTTCCCGATGGACGGACAGCGCGGGAGGACAATCATTTGCAGAGTTCGATTGGAGCAAAGACCATCTTTTAGGGGTGGAGTTCCAATGTAGAGGTGTAAACACGGCAAACCGACTGAACCCCGCTGAAAGGCGAGACTTTTGCATTGCAAATGGTGGCTTTGTTATGCCTATGTTCCTTTTGATAAGGATGCACGAGGGATTTTGGACTTACAGATGGACGCAGCAGAACCCAGCGATCGCATCCATACTTGGAAATGGGAACTTAGTTATTCCAACGACAGACCCGAATCAGAACACAGCGGGAGCAACACCGACAACCTACTACATGGCGTGGTCGGCAAATTATCAGCAATCCTACCATGTCACGAATGAAAGCATTACATCATCAAGCAAAAGGGCTTGGATATGGTGCAGACGATTTAACACTTTATAGAAATGAGCAAAAGAGTATATAAGAACGTAGCGGGAATGCCCGCAATTAGACTAACGAAAACGCTATCTATTCTTCAATTTCAGAAGAGTATAATTTGGCCTGACTACCAAGATTATCCATCATTGGTGGGTCGCTTTTTTCAGACACAAACAGAGGTGAACGAGGGGGGCGTCGGTGAGAAGGAAAGGTTGATTCCCGTTCCTAACGGACTATCGAGCGACAATGTAGATGCGCTGATAGATAAAGTAGTGGCAAACGGTGTGACGTTTCTAGGTCAAATCAATGCACAAGGAGAAGAGGAGTTCTTCGATATGACCAACGCTATAGAGTTATAAAACCATAATCCGAAATATAGACAGTTTAAGAAATGATAAGGATAGTTTCACCATTAATATAATCAATCAACCCCTAATATTGGTATTAAAATTCTTAAACATATATTTATAATAAAATGCCTATAAATTTTGGACGACCTATAAAACGAATAGCATTACATTGTACTACAACACTATAAAAAATGGAAAATAAAAAAGTTTTAACTAAAGAGGAATTAGATAATTTAACAACTCTTAAAAAAGAATTTGAGGAATTAACTAAAAACGCAGGTTCTATAACACTTCAAATTATAGATTTAGAAATGTATAAGGACCAAATCAAAACCCAACTCATTGATATAAGAGATAAAGAAACAAAACTAATTAAAGATTTAGAAAATAAATATGGGTTAGGAACTATTTCTATAGATACAGGAGAATTTATACCAAAATGAATTTTTAACTCTCTTTGATATATTTATAACAAAATTAAACATATAAAATAATGGCAGAAACCCTAATTTCCCCTGGTGTATTATCAAGAGAGAATGATCAATCTCAAATTACTTCTCAACCTGTCCAGGCAGGAGCAGCAATTGTAGGACCTACTGTAAAGGGTAGAAAAAATATTCCTACCTTAGTTACCTCATATAGTGAATATGCTGCTGTATTTGGTACTACTTTTGATAGTGGTTCAAACCAATATACCTTCTTAACTTCAATATCAGCTTACAATTACTTCAAAAATGGAGGAGATTCCTTATTAGTAACTAGAGTAGCTTCAGGTTCTTTTTCCTCAGCCACTAGTACTAATATATCAGGATCAGGTACTACTACAACAGCCTTTACTTTGGAAACTTTAGGAGAAGGAGAAATATTAAACTGTTCTCTTTCTGAATCTTCAGGAGGTGCATTAATAAGTGGTTCGGCTGATAATTTTAGATGGGAAATAGCTAATCCTTCAACTTCTTCAGGAACTTTTAGTTTGATTATAAGAAGAGGAAATGATAAGACTAAAACTAAATCCGTATTAGAAACATTTAATAATGTCTCCTTAGATCCTAAATCTTCAAATTATATAGCAAGAATAGTAGGAGACCAAAAAGTGAACCTTATGGGTTCAGGAACAAATTTATATCTTCAAACTACAGGTTCTTACCCTAACGCTTCAAGATTTGTTAGAGTGAGTGCAGTAAATGCTCCTACTCCTGATTTCTTTGATAATGCGGGAATAGCAAAGGATGAATATACTTCATCAATACCTGTAGCAGCTAGTGGAACCTTCACAGGTGCTGAAGGTAGCATAGTAACAGGAACCGGAAAATATTATAATAACATATCAAATACAGATACTCAGGGACTATTAGCAGGAGATTATACAGATGCTTTTAATTTACTAGCAAATAAAGATGAATTCCAATATAGTATTATATCAGCCCCAGGATTATATCATTCAGATTATAGTACGGCTTTAAATACTTTAATAACTACTGTAGAAAATAGAGGTGATGCTATTATAGTAATAGATTTAGAAGCATATGCCTCTACTAAAACAGCCGCGGTAAGTACAGCCTCAGGTATAGATTCATCATATGCCGCGGCCTATTGGCCTTGGTTACAAGTTAAAGATCCTGACACAGGACAAAACGTATGGGTCCCAGCTTCAACACTAATTCCAGGAATGTATGCCTCATCTGATAAAAAATCAGAACCATGGTTTGCTCCTGCAGGTATGAATAGAGGTAGATTAACTAATATAGTACAAGCAGAAAGAAAACTATCAAATTCTGATAGAGATGATTTGTATGCTGGTAAAGTTAATCCAATAGGTACTTTCCCCGGAAAAGGAGTGGTAGTATTTGGTAACAAAACACTACAATCTCAAGCATCTGCTCTTGATAGAGTAAATGTTAGAAGATTGCTTATTGAACTTAAAGGATGGATATCACAAGTAGCAAATAACTTAGTATTTGAACAAAATACTGCAGCTACAAGAAACACCTTCTTGAGCCAAGTAAACCCATATTTAGAAAGCATTCAACAAAGACAAGGTTTATATGCCTTCAAAGTAGTAATGGATGATACTAATAATACTCCTGATGTCATTGATAGAAATGAATTGAAAGGAGCAATTTATATCCAACCTGCTAAGACAGCTGAATTTATATACCTAGACTTCAACATACTTCCAACAGGTGCTGAGTTTCCTGTTTAAGAAATAGAAATAACTTATATTTATAATTGAAATTTAAAAAAATAAAATAATGGCTGTATTAGACCCAAATGAAATATTCTTCACCGCTTTTGAACCCAAACAAAAGAATAGGTTCATACTATATGTTGATGGTATACCTTCCTATTTAGTAAAAGGTATGGGTGCCATAAAAATAACCCAAGGTACTGTAACCTTAAATCATATCAATATTCAAAGATATGTCAAAGGTAAAGCAAAATGGGACCCTATCACTATGACATTATATGATCCTATTACCCCATCAGGAGCTCAATCCGTAATGGAATGGGTAAGATTACACCATGAATCTGTAACAGGTAGAGATGGTTATTCTGATTTCTATAAAAAAGATTTAACTTTGAATGTTTTAGGTCCTGTAGGAGATGTAGTATCAGAATGGATAATTAAAGGAGCTTTTATAACAGATGCTACTTTTGGAGATTTCAATTGGGATGATGATGGCGCAGCACAACAAATCGAAATGACTATCCAACCTGATTATTGTGTATTGAACTTCTAAAAATAAATATAAAAAAATCAGAACTGAGACAACTTATAAAAGAGGAAATTCAATCTTTTAGAGAATCCCAACAATCAGAAACTTATTATACTCTATTTATTAAAGAAATGGATCCTGACAATTTAAGTACAGTTAGGGGTTTTGAATTAGTTCAAGACTAAAAAAAACAAAATTACCTTATAAAATAGCTTGGCTTCATCCAACCTTTTTTGTATATTGGTTATTAATATTAAACGGAAAGTTCTTTAACATTTAAAAAAGAACAAAATATGGAAAATTTAGAATTTATGTTAGGTGTCCTATCCACAGTAGGTGTATTCTTAGTAGGGTATGCTTCGATAGGAGTGTTTAAGGTGAAAGTCAAAGTTAAAGATATTAACCAATCTGTAGATAATGCATATTTAGCTATGGATGAAATCGGCAAAGATCATTATAATAATGTGAATGATTTACGATTAGATTACCAAAATCAAATTGATGAAATTTATAGACAAATGGATTCAAGGTTTGATAAGTTTGAAAATAGAATAAATAAATAAATAATAACCGTTTTAAGAACTTTCCTGTTTAATATTTATCAACGATAATAAAGTTATAACTAAATAAAATTTATATGAGCGAATTTAAATTTCCAACCGAAACTATTGAATTGCCTTCAAAGGGTTTAATTTACCCCGAAGACAACCCCCTATCAAGCGGGAAAATTGAAATGAAATATATGACAGCTAAGGAAGAAGATATTTTAACAAATCAAAACTACATTAACAAAGGAACAGTTTTAGATAAATTATTAGAATCTTTAGTTGTTAGTGAAGGAGTTAAAGTAAAAGATTTAGTTGTAGGAGATAAAAATGCTGTTTTGATAGCAGCCCGTGTTTTAGGGTATGGTAAAGATTATGAGTTTGAATATAAAGGTGAACAAGTAAGTGTTGATTTATCTATTCTAGAACCTAAAATCTTAAATGAATCTTTATTTGCCCCAGGAATAAATGAATTTGAATTTACTCTTCCTAAATCAGGTAATACTATTAAGTATAAACTGTTGACAGGACATGATGAAGATAAAATTAATAGAGAAATTGAGGGTTTAAAAAAAATAAACAAAGACTCATCCCCAGAGTTATCAACCCGATTAAAATATTTAATTACATCTATTAACGGTAATTCAGAATCAAAATTTATACGTGAATTTGTTGATAATCATTTTTTAGCTATGGATTCTAGAGCTTTAAGAGAATATATTCGTAACACCCAACCTGATATTGATATGAATGTTACTTTGAACAACGGCGAGGAGGTCACAGTCCCAATTAATATCAATTTTTTTTGGCCTGACTATTGATATTATCCCCCAAGTAAGAAAAAACCTGTTTAAACAAATACATGAGATTGTATTTCATGGGAAAGGTGGATATGATTGGGAAACTATTTATAATATGCCTGTATGGCTTCGTAAATTTACATTTAATGAAATAAATGAGTTTTATAAAACAGAACATGATTCTTACAAAAAATCTTCAAATCCAAACACTTCGACATTGATGAATTCATCAGGAAAAATAAATTCTCCTGAATTTATGAAAAATGTTAAAAAAACAAGCCAACCAACTTATATAACGAAGGCATCAAAGAAATGATGCCTTCCTATATTTATAACAAAATAA